AAGGGCTTCGGAAGCTCTTTTTGCCCCTATAGTTGATTGAAGTTGGATGTAAGCTTGTCTACCGTCCAAGTATTCACCTTGTTTTAATCGATTAGCGGCTTCCCTCACATCCAGAAACATTGACGCATCTCCTTGTAATATGGTTAGCATCTTAGACCTTATTGACTCACTTTGCTCACTCATCGGCTTATTCCAATCAAGAAGCTCGTCCTGTTCGACGTTGAGTTCTACGGTGTAGAGGCCACCAAATGTCTCGTATTTTGAATCTTTAAAATAGCTAATTGCTTTTTGGCTATACCCCTGTTCTTCAAACATTTCAATAACCTCGGCAGGACTATCGTGCATCATTAGCCTCTCAAGACCCTCTAAGATCTGGTAATCTACACTAGTAGCCGTAGCTGTATTATATTTGCTGTATTCGTCGTTAATTTGTCTGCCGTTAATACGTTGCTTATCTGGATCATAAGCAAGAGCAATTCGATATTGTTGTGCAACATCTTTATCCTGAGCAAAATAAAGTCCCCAGCCATACGCCTGAGCGCCCTCACCCGTGCCAATATGCTCAGTGCTGAATTTATCAACTTTGTGTGGAGTGCCGTGGAAAGCAGAAATTGAAAAACTAGCAGGACCAACAACCCCGCCATCCTTAGTTGGGAAAGTTTGGGTAGTGTCTGTAGGCGTGACTTCGGCCCGACCAAGGGAAAAAGATGCCGATCCCATGCTTGTTTCAGCAGACCGCATCATATTTCTCTCAGTTTTCCCTGCTTTAACAGGTAATACTTTCCTAAGATGAATAGGATTTTTAAAAAAACCTAACCCTTTGCCTTTAATTACAACAGGGTAACTAAGATGGTTTTCAGCTCCAATTTCTTCAGCTTTTGAAGATGATTTTTGACCAGGTTCAAACTGAACAGCAGAAACAATAGTTCCAGTCTCTAATTGATCAAGATCAGGATCAGTAAAAAGATCTACCATTTTAGAAATGTTTGGAAACCCTCTTGCTACAAGTTTATCACCTCCAATTTTTGAGCCTTTATTTTCACCAACTTTCTTAGCGTTGTAAGCAAAAAACATTCCAGACCTAATTTCAAAGGTCGCTGTTTCCATAGCAATAGAAAAATCGCTTACCGTTTTCCATTCTTTTTGAAACAAAGATGCCCACTCCGAGTTTTCTTTAAACTTCTTTGAGTTTACCGTAGCTTCCCGCAAGTTATTTGTTACTTCAAGAAAATCTGCCTCATTAAGAGACCCGTCTTTAATTGCCCATTTCACCTCTTCAACGTAAGCCTTTAAAAAAGTAGGATTGGCTCTAAGGTTTTCTTTTGAATAAAGAGTAACAAGACCAATTCCGTCAGTAGATGCTACCCTTTTTGCAAATCTAGTAAACATACCTTCAGTAGTAAAAGCCCATCCAGCTTTTGCTTTTCCGTGTCCTTTAATAAAAGGATACTTTGGACCACCTTGAAGATCGATTTTGATTCCACTTTTTGGATTTAAGCCAGTATAAACACCAACTCTTGTTCTGTCTGAAAAGTAAACAAACTTCTTTTTTCCTTTTAATGAGCTTCTTGTAATTATTGGGGCTTTTCCCGCAATAGAAAAAGACACTTCCCCAGCTTGGCTATCGCTAAACTTATTATCATCAATCTCGACATCAGCTAAAGTCCCAGGCTCATCTTCAATACCTTCTTTGATTTCTGTTTCAGTAAGAGGCTCTCCTTGCTCGTCTCCATCTCTATCTTTGTAAGGCTTAACATCTTTTGCTAAAGAAAACGGAGTATCCACCATTTTCCCGTCTACCATCTGAACAGGCACGGCATCACGCTCTGATTCAAATGATTCCTGCGAAGTTTTGCCAACAAGCATATCGGAAAGAGCATCAAGCTGGGCAGAGCTAAGTTTTCCTTCTCGTTCTGCCTTCTTCATTACTGCTGCCCTGCGAAGCGCTAAACCAAAAAATTCTTTTATTGCGTCAACAAATGCCTTTAGCTGAACCGCGCCAGGTCTACGCGAACGAACCATTGCAGAAAGGTTTTTACTAAGAAGCTGCCTCATTTTAGACTTCTTCCCATTTCGCGTTCTAAGGGCTAACACCTCGGCTAGCTCAGCGACAGCTTCGTCTAAAGCTACCTCTTGATTACTTTCTGACATTTCATCAAAAGTAGCCGGAAGAAACCTATCTCCCTCATCAAGCATTCCGTCTAGGGCTTTAAGAGATCCAATTTGCTGAGACCTAGACCATTTGCCATTTGCCATCAATATTCTTCGTTTGCCATGACCTCGCTCATGTATAAGCGTTAAAATACTTGATCCATTAAAAATCTTAGTGGCAGCTTCTTTGCGGCCCATCTGACCAGCAGGTATATAAACACCAAAAATAGTCTGTCCCTCAGACATGACCTCTTCGGTTACTTCTCCTGTCCCGCCGTTTCTTTGCTCAATAAGCTTAGCCTCAGTCTCAATGCGAGCATCTGATCCAGGTAGTTCAACTAAAGCGTCAGCTTGCGTAAACGTCCGAGTCTCAATCTCCACCATTTCCCCAGACTCATCTACATCAAGCCTGCCAGCCTCAAACTTAGAAAGCAGCTCGTCAAACGCTGCCTGTCTCTGGCTTTCCTTTACGCCAAAGATTTCAAACACAGTTTCTGTAGCCTGTTGAGCAGTCTCTAAGGTAGCGATAATATCGCCACTTTCTGTATTATAAACTTCATACCCTTTCTTTTTAGGGTCCATTCTGACACCAGGCGAAATTCTTAACTGACTATACTCTGCTTGAGTTTTCTTAGCCATTTCGTTTAGCTTGGCTAAATTATCAACTGCTTCTTTAGTCTCCGGTCTTGTAGGGTCTTGAGACTCAAGCATCTCAAAAAACGCTTTGCGTTTGCCAATATCCTCTGATTCTTGAAAGTTCTGAACTTTTTCTTTCTTGTATCCACTTGCAACAAGTTCATCAGTGCTTGCCTCATTAGCCATGGCAATTGATTTGTCTACACCTCTATCTCTAACAAAAGACCCCAATGAAGCATATGGAGATATAGATAAAAATGTTTCCAGATTTCTAGAGCCAAAATTGTCCCAGTGAGCATCCCAGTCAGCTTCTGGTATATCGCTTTTTAGACCATTTAAAACGTCATTTCCAACTTCTGAAAGAATTGCTTGGATTTCTTCAGTTGTGGTCTCTGCTCCACTTCTAGCTAACGCTTGTAAAGTTACCCTAAAATGTTTCTGGGTAATCTTATTAACAACATTGTCTAAAACAGGTAACTTTCTAGTTACTGCTCCTAATCCAATTCGCTCAGGTATAAACTGAAGTAACGCAATTGGAGATCCAACAGTAGCTGCGAGCTTATTAGACTCTTCCCTAGAAACCCCAGCGTCTATTGCTCTCAAATAGTAATCCTCTTGGTTTGACTCCATGAGAAGACCCATTGTTCCAGCAGGCCCAGTTAAAACACTTCCGGCAATACTAAATCCAACGCCAGGAGTGGCATACAATGCTTTTTCGGCACTAGATAAAAAGGTATCTTCTTCTGCTAAAAGTTTAATTGGATCACGTTGATCTCTAAACCTTCTAATCTCGGCTAAAAACCCATTAACTTTATCGCGATAGAGAACATCTTCGGCTACAAAATCTGCTCCAGTAGAACCAGCCGAAATGCCTGACAATAAATCAAAAAAACCTTCTTTGAATTTTCTTGAAAAGCTTTCAAAATCTCTTCCCGTAGACTTGGCCAAGTTAGACAAAAGCCCCTCTTCTCCTTTAGTTGCCAAGGTCTGCTTCTCAATAAAACCTAAAAGTTTAGCGGTTCTTGAAAATTCTTCTTCGTCTAAATCTTCTATTAAACGCAAAGAAGAATCCATGTCATTATTCCTAATAAACTTATCAAGATTTCTGACAATAGGTATAACATCATTAAACTCATCTTCAAAAGCTTGCTTAAACGATTTGAATTTATTAGCGGCTGCTGCTGGATCTTTTTGATAAACAGGATCACCTTTAGCTGCCTCACCCCAAGAAGCGTCATATTTACTCCACCCAGTTAATGTGGAAAGCAAAGCCTCATTACGGATAGTTTCATCAAAAACACCTTGATCTCTTTTTTCTGTAGCTCTTTTAATTAAAGCGCCAACAAAAGCTTGCTCAGGATCTCCTAGGTCTTCAGAGAGATCTTTACCAAACAATTGCTTGTAAGCTTGTCCTCTGCCTATTTCGTATTCAGAGATTGTTGGAGGGTCGTATCCAAGCTCGGCCTCCATAGTAGCTCTAATTAATGCTCGGTTTTTAACTGGCTTGGTTGATTCTGGTAAAAATTTTTCGTAATCTAAAAGAGCGCTATCAATATTACCCAAAGATTCTTTTACCCAATTGTTTTGAGCAACAAGCTTTTCACTTTCAATTTGGGACAATTGAGGCTCTTCTTGAACAGAATCATCAAAATTTATAACATCAGAAATATTGTTTTCTGCATCTTTTAACAACTGATTATAATCAAGTTTTTCCTGTTTATTTTTAATTTCTGCAGATTCTTCAACTTTTGGAGCAAACCTTTCATCTGTAATCCCTTCAATATACGGAGGATCATCAGGAACTGTCATAGGCTCAGTAGATTTCTCTTTTTCTGGAGTATACCTCTGATCTGTTACACCTGGCACAAATGGAGGCGCGTCAGGAGTTGTTATTGGCTGTCCTTGATAGTCAGGTTCCATGTTTTTAGATTATTTGTATTGCCTATTAAAATTTTTTACTTTGGACGAGGCGCTACTAAATTTCTTTTCGATTTAGAACGAGCGTCAATATCAAGATTCAATCTTTCAAGTTCTTTGTCAGCTTCTTCAATTGTAAAATCAGGATGAAGTCTAATCCACTGAGAAACTTTTCCCTTATAAGATCCATAATCAATTGCTTTTTGTTTTTCATATTCGTCAAGCGCTTTCTCGTATCCTATTGTTTCATCAGGGTCCACAATCATAAATGTTGGACCTTTATTTTGATAGATCGCCTCCAAAACTGCTCTTTTTCTAGGACTAAACCCTTCTATAGCTTTCCCGCCGCTAGAGTAAAACCTGCTAAATAAATACTCAGAAGGTGGTCCACTGTATTTTTTAGTTTTACTTATTTTTGCTTCTGCTTCGTCTATTGCAGCTTCTGCTATTTGTTTAGCGTGTTCTGGTTTAAACCCAAATTCAACTAACATTTTTTCATCCTCAAGTATCCCTTCATCTAAATAAGCTTTTTTTGATTTGCCTATTGGTTCTTTTGGAATTTCCAAAAAAGGTAAATCTTGTTTAAACAGTTCATCAACTTCGTTAAACATATAATCTTTTTTTGTCTTAATCTTATCTTTGACTTCGTTGCGAATATCCTCAATTTGATTTTGCAAATGGTCTTTGTAGTTACTGCTTTCAATCTGTTCTGACAGATCTAGTATGTTGATAAAATTAGCATCCGCATCTTCTCCGTTTGGATCATAGTCTCGTATGAGTGCAGAAACATTTCCAATTAATTGTTTTTGGTATTCTGGAGTAGCGATAATTCTGTTTCTTTCATCGCTGTCTCTACCCTCAATAACACCAAGAAGCTTTGCTGTTTGCGCCGCGCCTAGGTCTGGAGCTACGCGAAGAATATCTTCTTTTGTGTTAATAGAATTCGCATAAATACCATCCATTGCAGCAATAGATTGGTTTCTTTTCTTTTTAGCTAAAGCGCTTTCTGCCGATGACTTTAATGCTCTTTGTTGAGCCTTTGAAATACCAGGTATGTCTTTTTCAAAAACAGCAACATTCCCATCGTATGCAGCATCTTGCAATGCATCTAAGGTTTGTTGTTCTCTAATTTTTGATACACGACTCTCCACTTCGTGATCTTGCATCTTTAGGCTATATGCTGACTCTTTAAGGTTCTCTATAGCTCCTTCATAATCCCTGTTTTTTAGATAAGAATCTTGCCGGTTTTGAAACTCTCCAGATATAATTTGAACTTGAGCAAGGCGAGCGTCTCTTTGTGCGCTTCTCATAATCTTCTGTTCGTACGCCATAAGCCTCGTATTAAGAGAACTCATTGCGTCAGCAGATAGATTCTTAGAGGCTAGGGAGTCCTTAAATGCTTTTGATGCTTTTGTTAACTGATCGTCCCAGCTAGAAGGATTATTAAAGTTAAGTTTTTGCTGCTCAGCCTCCATAAAAGCGCCGTATTCGCTTTCAGTTCGCAAAACGTCAATTTTGTTTTGCTCTTGCAAGATTTCCATCTTAGCAGCGTGCATTTCCTCGCCTACCGATCCAACAGCTTGTGCTATTGCTTGCAGACCAGAAGTAGAAGGGACTCCAACTCTGATTCCTGCTGCCTGCTCTGGAGGCACTGCCGGCCCTGTTAAATTTGGTAACTGTGGCATATCTTAATATTTTGGTCCTGGAGTTGCGTCCTTTATGTCTTTCATTTTGCCGGAAATTTTGGCTGCCCCCCCTATGAGTTGACCAATTGCTGTAGCTGTAGCGTTAGCTCTTGCTACTTTTCCTTGGTAGATCTGCATTTGAGCTTCGTTTCGCCTTGCCCTATCTCTAAAGCTTGACTGTCTGGCTTGGTCTAGAATCTGTAATTCAAGTCTTGAGGTGGCCTCATCAAAGTAATCCGCGCTAGATCCCTGAGTCGTATCAAGTCCAGACTCCTGCATACGTAGCCTGATCGATGATAATGCTCTTTCGTTTTCAGTTCTTTTGCGAGCCATGCTTTCCAACGAAGCCTCTGCCTCTTGCTCAGCCTGGCGCCCAATGACTTTTGCATTATACCTAGCAGACTGCATTGCCATCTGCCCTTGTTGAATTGATGCACCCAGCTTTCATTGCGGTGCTTGTGGCCATAAGAGCCATTGATACTGGATCTAATCCCATAATCTTATATTGTTTGAACCATTTGCGCCATAGGTGGCCCGACTTGTGTGAAACCTGAGCGAGAACACTCCCTGACCATGCCTTTAGACTGAACAAAAGCGATTAGCTTGTTGACGCCTTCTGCCTTGGCTATCTTTTGTAACTCCTTAAATAAAGTATCAGCTATCTTTCTAGACTTGGATACAGTCGAGTCAGGGCTAATAACCATAGCCTCAATAAACCCAAGCGCTCCTGTAACATACAAGAAACACGCTCCAACGGGCCTAGAATCGCTTTCTGCCACCAATCCTATACCAGACTCCAAATCAGACCTACTAGCCCTCAGAGAGCCGTGTGAGTCCCACCATTGGCAAAGCAATGGATAATGTTCTGGAAAATAAGGTTTCAAGGTTAGCTGGTCTTCTCCCATTTAGTAATGATGTTACGGATAAATACGCCAAAAGGAATATCTGATTGATAAAAAACATTACCATCAAACGATCTTGGCAAAGTATTTCTGACTTCAAGCTTGCCGCTGTAGAGTGCCGGCGATGATCCAAGGTCTGCATCAGACTGTCTTGGAGTAAGATCTGTAGGCTCTTTAGTGTCATCCGGTGAGTCTTTTGTCTGGATTCCGAGTGAGTTCATAACGTCAATCGTAATCTCTTTGACTCGCTTCTTGTCTCCAGAGGTCGTTCCTGACGCTGTAATGCCCTCTAACGGCATTGGCCATAGCTTAGCCTCAATAGATAAGCCACAAGTTGCCTTGCTAGCAGCAAAGTATGGATTTGAATTTGAATCTACCGCTAATGCCGGATCAGTTTGCGAAGAATCACCTCCAGTGTATGCAAGAACACAAACAAAATAAGTATAGGTTCCGCTAGCCAAAAACCTTACGCGATCCCCGACTTTGTATGAAGATGCGTTATTGAAATCATTATTAGTAATAGTAGGTATTGTAACAGACCCGCTGCTTACTGTTTTCTTGCCAAAATAGTCCCCGTCTAAAAGAATCTGTATTTCTTTACCTTCTAGGTGAGTCGATCCAGCAATAGTGGTAACATCAGTTGTAGAATTTGTAGAAATATTAGCTCCGGTAATTGTAGTGCCGCAATCGACATAGAACATATCGTCTTGCAGGCCATCATCTTGAATTCTGATCTGATCGTTCTTTAGCCTCTCAATGTAGCGCTTGGTGCTTCCGTTGATCGTTCTCTTTACTACAAAGTAGACCTCGTCTTCTTCTCCGGTAGCCGGAAGGATGGCAACTGACTCAATTGTCCCTCCTTGCGTTTTAAGGCGATACCAGCCCATTTTCTCCACTTCTGGATCAAACACTAGGCAAGCAGCGATACCCTCTCCTGTGACGGCGTAGAGCGTAGAAACACGGTTTAGCTGAAACGCCATTTGCTTGACGCCGCCTCTAGTTACATGTTCAGCCTCTCTAGTCATATCAGCAGCAGCGTAAACGCCACGCTCATAATCGTTTGTCAGACCTCTAATAATCCTGCCTCCTAGCTGGACGTAAAATGTAAAGTCATCAACCTCTACCGGCTCTAGGTCAGCAGCGCCGCGACCGGCTTGTCTTGCCGAGCTGTTTTTACCTGGCGCTAGAATAGACGACCCGTCTTCACCGGTTAGGTTTCTTATCTGCGAGGATAGCCCTAGAAGCGTCTTTGACTGCTCGGATACCCATTGTATCGGATCTTGGTTGCCGGTCCTTAGAACGTCTTTAAATGGCTGCGAGTCTTCTTGTATGCCACGCTTAAAGTTATCCCATTTATCTACCTCGCTTCCCCAAATAGCTTGGTTGTCTGCCTTAGTAGAAGCAAAACAAAGCCGGTTGTTTTTAAAGAACACCTGCTTAGGATACTTTTTTCTAGGATTCCATTCATTCTCAGCCCAAAGACTTGTAGCATCAGTGCTAAACAAAGGTTTTGTGGCAACAACAGTAGCGGTTGCGGTATTGTTGCCTGTATTAACAGAGTTGATCAACACTTCCCCAGATATTTCTGTTTCTGCAATAGTAAAGGTAACGGGGTCTCTTTCACTGTTTCCACTAAAAAGAATAAGTCTTAACCAAACAGGATTTCCTGTCTCATCTCCTTCTCTCGTGTAATTATCAGAACCATTATCAGAAACCAATGAATGCCTTGTTGTCCAAGTAGATTGATTATCATAAGACTCTTGTAAAACCCACTCATTGTTCCAGCTTCCCTCAGTCCTTAGTGTCCACTCACCTCTTACATAATAGTTAATAGAGTTATTGTTTTTGTCTTTTGCAATAATCCCAGCTTCAAAGTTAGAAAGATAGTTAGAAATAGGATCATTATTTGGATTATTATGTCCGTTATAAGCAGAAATGCACAAATAGTAATCTAATGCTCCTCCAGTCTGATCTAAAATAATATCTCCTTGAGAATAAGTTCCTGTTGAATTCCAAACAACATAGCTACCATTAGTTCTATCAGCGGTGGTTTCATAAACCTCTCTTGCTTTTAAATGAGTTATCTCAAAAGAACTTCCCACCATTTCAGACACAAATAAAGGAGCAGATGAAGTAAGTGTTACCGAGCTAGTTGTCCCAGAGGGTGTAATTGTTGTCGTTGTTAAATTCTGATCTTCAAACGGCTGGTTCTCAAACTCAAGCGCTGCAAAATCAAACGTAGTGTCAGATGTTCTGGTTAGCTTATAAGGAGCATGATTAGGTGAGGCGATATAAACAATGTCGTTTGTCGATGTCATTCTAAGGCTAAACACATCATCCTCAGTGTAAGGAGTTGTTTTAATATCGCCTAATAACACCCCGTTTCTCCAGAACCGTAACTTTATATCGCTAAATTCCAGCAAATAAGATTGCTCATTAGAAAACGTGAAGCTTTCAAGCCGTGTTTTCTTTGATGAGTCTCTGACTTCGCCAATGTATTCAGTGCCAGGTCGCTTTCTCGCGCCGCCAGGTATGGTCGGGGCAAAGTTCTCCATCGTTCTTAGCGATGTAGCGTATCGTGACAGCTCTACACGGCCAAGCATGAGCGGAGACCACTCACCATTAAAGTTAGACTGCAAAAACTCAGGCATTGTATCTTCCGCTTTCGGCGTGGTTTTCTTCAGATCTTTGGAGGAAGTCAGAGTTTTCTCCTGATCGTGACTGTCTTGCGTCGCTCAGCCATGCGTCTTTGATGGCATTGTCGGCCATATTAGATAGATCGCCGGCCAGTCTGGACTCACCGAGGGGAATTGCTAGCTTTGATGCCAGCTTGATTGCTAGAGCTTTAACAAGAAGTGGTGATAGATCTGATGAGATTACCTCTTTGATGTAGACTAGGCCGCAATGCTTAATGTTGCTAAGGATAAGCCCAGGCTCCTTTTCAAACTTGCGAATAGGAACTGGGTTTGGTGTGGGCGTCTCTTCTGAAAGCTCAAACAAATCTAAGACCCTAAGACAGTCTTCTGGGATAATGTGAGCGTAAGACCACCCGAAATCTGGTGTTGCGCCGAATAGCGTCATTCTAGTTCGTTTCCGGCCTACTGACCACCTATGCTTCTCCATGATCTCACGGAGCGTCTGGTCAAAGTGGAGCGAGACTTGCCGTGCCTCCTTGGTGTTTTCAGACATTGTTGCAATTGTCTGCTCTCCCAAATAGCCAAGCGCTTGGTTGGCGATGTCGATGTCGGTAATGATCTTGCTCATAAAAAGGAAAGGCCCGCCCGCCCCGAAAGACAGACGGACCCTTGGTTGTGGTTGCTATGGACTAGGACTCGTCGCAAGGAATCTCTACAACCTTGACTTCCTCAAGGCGAGTGGCTCCTGCTGCGGCAGTTCCGCGAAGCTGGGCGGCGTCATTGAAGTCGTTACGCTCGCTAAGCTTAAACTTAGGATTCTGCCAAATATCAAGTGCGATACCTGACTTCACAAAAGCAAAGCAAGTGCGAACATCGGAAGCGACTGCAAGGCGCTCGGTGCGGATGAAGTTGAAACCAAGGAACTGGTCAATCTCTCCGTTGTAGAGAGCTTGGAGTTCGCCGGCGTAATCACTAGAAGTAATCTTAGCTTCATCATAAAGACCGCGAAGGGCTTTGGCGTTAAGGACAAGGTAAGCGTCATCACCGTCAATGTCTTGACCGAAGACCTCGTTCTCTTCCATGAGCTGCTTGGCATCAAGGATTTTTGCAAGGTTCATTCCAGACCCATCGCCTCCAGTATTAACAGGAATAACTTGGCTAGTTGGAAGATCAGTGCTTACAGCGCCATTATTACCGGTCTTTGCAGTTCCGGTAGCAGCGGCAATAATGAGATCATCCATCTTGCGGTTAAATCCTGCCTTAAACTCAAGGAAGGTTTGCGATGTGGGCTTTGACTGCTCTGCAAGCCATACTTCATCAAACTCGTCAAAGTGCTTAACTGCCTGAAACTTCTCAGGGTAGTTTGCGCGCTTCTGGGTTTCAATTTGAGAAATTGCGGTTGCAGCAATGCGGTTTTGACTAGGAGTGCCAAGTGACGAAACGTCAATAGGCTTAATCTGGTCTCGGTAGTTTACCTCACCGGTGCAGTTGGAGTTGACGCTAACAGCGCCGCTAAGACGGCTATCGACCTGCTGGGCAAGACGACGCCACTGACTTTCAAATTTAGGCTGATACTGATCGATCAGCGCGAGTGTTGGACTAACTGGCATAATATTTTAAGGTTTAGGTTTTTGTTTTGGTTCACGAAAGCCGCTGTCTGTGAACGGAAACCTCTAAAATTGGGGCAGCTAATGCTGGTAGGCCATGCGAGGGGCGTATGTAGGGCGGCCAAATTGGGGCTGTATAGACAGGTCTAGCAAGCTAGGTAAGCTGTCATGGATAGCCTTCTAAGCTAAAATATCAATTTAGTCAAACAAAAAGCCTCCCCCTCTGACATGACTAAGAGGAGGAGGCTAGGTGCTAGATGGGAAGAGAGAGACCACCTAGAAATTTGTTAAGCAATATCTCTCGCTTTTGCTAGCAAAGTGTCAACGTGTTTGTGAACAGCATCGTCGCCGGCCATAAACTTGGCGTGCATTGGGTGCTGGTCATCTTCCATAATTGCTTGAGCTGTTTCGGCTGGGCCTCGGAAGTCATCGACCTTGGCTGTCTGACCTGGGCCTCGGTAGGAAGCCTCTGAGATTGCATCGCTTAAGTGAGCAAACATCCTAGTAAGCTCTGGGCTATCAATCTGAGATACTACCTGCTTGACGCCTTCAATCTGCTCCTGACTTAGTCCAGCTTGGATTCCGAGCTTTTCGGCTGCAACAGTCGCTCCATTAATGCGAGCATCGGTTTCTGTTCCAAATGCCTCTAGAAGCTGCTGTTTACCGGCTTCTCGTCGCTCTTGGGCCTCTGCCTGCCATTGTTCGGCTTGTGCTGCTGCTGCTTCTTGAACAGCCGCTAGTCCAGCAGTGATTGCTGGTCCTGGCGCTCCTGACTGGATTAAAGCATCAACTACTGGAGTTGCAACCTCTTCAGTCCATCCGGTAGCGTTCTGGAAGCTTTCAAAGTCTTCCGGCATCACTTGGTCTGCACTCTCTGGCACACCGGCAGCTTCACGGAATCGACTCCAATCCTCATCGGTGGCGTCTGCTCCTGGGTAACTGACTGACTTTGCTCGCGCTGCCGTCTGGTTATCCTTGAGCATCTTTGCTAGGTCAGATGGACTCTTGCCTTTGAAGTTGCGGTTAATGTAGTCAGCATCGACGCTGTCGTTCTTAAACCGGTCTCCAATCTCTTGAAACCTACCATCTGCATCAAACATTCCTGATGCGTCAAAGGTTGGCGGGGTTGATGGGTCTGAGCCGTATTCTTCTGTAGGGTCAGCTACGGCAGCACCGCCGCCAGCATCTCCTCCTTCTTCGTTTCTAATCAATTCGTATTGTCTCATAGATTCTCTTCTGTAAATAGATCGCCATATTCGTCCTTGAACTGCTTCGCGCTCCAGTTCTCGCGTCTCCACTCAACTACCTGAGCTGACTTCCCGCCCATGCGTTTAGTGAAATATTCTGCCGGAGCATCCTTTTTAGACCGTTTTGTCTTAGGTTGCTTAATAGAAACCTCAACCTCTACTGGTGATGCGTCACCTATTAGATTTTCTAGAGTCTCTCGGAACTTCTCCTGCTTGTGGTGAAGACCTGTAACCTCGCCGTCTACAAGCGTGGCGATCTCTTTCATGTCGGTCTGTCGAATGAACTTGTCGCCAACTAGTTTAAATAGTCTTGGATCAATCATCTGGGTTTCTTGGTTTTAGGTTCTCTAGTTCTATGATTACGTGACGGCCACCTTCGCGTAGTTTCGCGGATGTCTCGTTGTAGTCGTCTTCTGCTTTGAACACCGGCTGGTCGAACTGAAATTTTACTTTCATCCATTCCAACAGCGCGTCCCCTTCTGTGGTAGACAGGAGAGTTTTAACAACCTTCCCGTTATGTGTATGTCTGTCCATTATTGCATCATGCCTTGAAGCTTCTCAGGATCGACCTGGCTGGCGTCCTTGGCAGCGCTGGCAGCTTGTTGAGCCATCATCATCTGCTGCTGTTGAGCCATCTCTGCTGCGCGGGCCTCGCGCTGTTCGATTACCTGTTGAAGATTCTTGATGACATCCTCTGAAATACCGTCATTGCGGGCGCTATCTCTAAGCATCTGGTCAAGGTCAAAGTTGTCGGCAAGCTCTGGAGCGATCTGAATCATTGGCATAATCCGCTCAATAGTGCGGTCAATAGCGTTGTTTTCGATCATCCTTATCGCTAGAGCAATGCGCGAGGTGAACTCAACCTTTGGAAGCGGCACGATACCGGCATTCATTGGGCCATCAGGGTAAAGCTTTACAGACTCAGGTGGGTCTGGGAACACTCCTTCATTAAACAGAAGCAGGAACACGTTCTGAAAGATTGGTGTTAGCTCTGTAGTGATCTGGTTGAAATTAGGTAGGAAACGACGAAGGGCTGCGTTTTCGATGCTGGCAACCTCTCTGGCTGTCATCTGCTTGTCCTTCTGAGCTACGGCCTCAAATAGCTGAGCATGGAAAAACCCACGGACCTGCTCTGTCACGTTCTCCATTAATACCATGCCGGCGTTGATGTCGTTGTAGAGTCTCATCTGCTCGGGCTTCATCCCGTTGCGCTCATCAAAGACTGTTACACCATTAGGCCGTGTTGAGATCTCATCTACTGAGTCTGATGGCACTAACCAAGGTGGCTTGACCTGTAGAGCTACGCCCTCATGGACATCTCTACGGAGCTTATTCAGCTCTCTCATTGCCGGTAGCGCCTTGGACGCTGGAGCTAGACCGTAGTTGTAGTCGTTCCAGATCTCAGCTCTTGGTGAGGCGAATGGATAGTAATCATATCCACCTTCCTCTAAAATCATTCTGTCTTCTTTGCAGACGTAGATGCTGGCAAATGGCTTGTTCTTAGCTTCGATCCCGTTCTTGTTGCGAGGAAAGCAAGCATGGATCACGGTGAAATAAGTCTTCTCACCGCCCTTTTTCATATCATTTAGCGATGCCTTAGCCTTTTTGCCTAGGTTATCCTCTCCAAACTTATCTGCCATTTCAGAGGCAGTCATAGTCAGCCACCGGTATTCGGTCCGAATGTCTCCCTCGCCATCCTTCTCAATAGCAAATGTGCCTAGACGGTCGTAACAAAACTTGAGTAGCTTCTTATTTCCTCGCTCAACATACAATGATCCAGTGCCACCGCATCCCATATCGGTGACGACCGGCTTGATCGACTGGTAGAAGTTACTACGTCCAAGAGCAGTTAGGGCTAACTCTGAACATTTGTTATACCATTTGCGGCCCGCATCATCGACCTCGTGGTCATCCTGGGGCGTGTAGATCATCCATTTCTCATTTGACGAGAATACCTCGGCTATCATGCCGTTGGAGTAGGTATCTAGACTCTCAATCCCTGTAGTGTCATACAGTCCAGAGAATCCGGTCACGTCAGGCGACTGGGGAGTTTGCGTGAATATATCAAGCTGTGGCTTAAAATACTTAGCAGTCAGATCCCAGTGAGACTTGAAAGCGTTTAGTTCACTCTCAAGTGACTCAGCCTTTCTGAGAATAGTGTCTACGTTCTCGTCGATCATTGTCCTTGAGCTGTCTTAGATCCCGTCGAGTAGTTTGGATTGACGGCTCCACCTCTAGTTGACTGAGCATAGCTAGACTCACTCATGCTCCGCTTACGCTTACGCTTAGCAATCTTCTTGGCTTCAGTGCGGCCTACGTCTGGCATTGCAGGGGCCGGCGGGGGCGGCGGGGGCTTTGGCGATAGGAATCCCATAAGGCTCTTTATCGTTTTTATGTAAATATGTCAACTATCTTTAAATATCAAGCAAGCGACACTTTAGTATCCAGTTCCAGCATTGATGCGTGGCCTACGCCGGCGCTTAGCGTGTGACTGCTGATCTGTCAGCATATCGTGAAGCTCTGCCTCCGCAAGCATTGAGAATGCGTCAGATGGGTGAGACTCCCAGCCGTGAGAGATCTTGTTTGTGATCCATCCAGTTCCATCGGTAGCTTCCTTGTAATGGTATTGACTCAGAGCGTCTCTGAGATGAGTGGTTTGTCTATCTCTAAACCAGATGTTCGGGAATGCTTTCTTCGTCGCGTTGATACGAAGCTCCTTGTCATGCGTTCTAGGGATTGTCTGCACGTTTGACAGGCCAGCCTTCCGTAGCTCCTCTGCGAACGTGAGTCCATTAGGCTGTCTAGCTGCTGAGTCATGTGGCAGTAGGTGACCGCCATAGTCATATCCTTTGGCCTGCATATGTCCAACGCGCTCCTCTAACGTCATGCTGGCTGATATGTCGCAGTCAATTACCGTTCTTCTCAGGCCTTCTAGCTGGAAGTAAATCACTGCAGTGTTCACTGGAGACCCAATATCCCAGGTCGTCCATACCGGAACTCTGTTAGGCTCAAAGTCGCAAACATGACCTAGTCTCAGCGCATCTTCTACCTCTTTGGCGTAGATCGTGCCAGGTATATCAGATGAAAACGAGCATTCAAACTCTCGCTCAAACACGTTGCTCTCTCTTGTAGCCTTCATCCTAGCTAGCTGGTCAGGCGGAATCAGACCGCTCTCAGATGCTTTTAGACAGAGGGAGAACCACTCAGGGTCTTTGAGCGAGTGCTGGTAGACTCTCCAGAAGGCATTCTTACCCTTGGGCGTCCCAACGAACGTGGCCCAACCTTTGTAATCCAGTAGACACGGTTCTATGACTGACTCCCAAGCATCTGGTGGAATGTCGGCGTATTCGTCCAATACTACACCATCAAAATAGAGTCCCCTTGCTCGCTCGTAGTTCTCACCGGAATACAGCCCGATCTCTGCCCCGTTCTGGAATCGAATCCATAGCTCCGACTCGTTCTTGATCACACCAGGTATCTGATGCGTAAAGGTTTTAAGGTAGCTCCACGCGATTTTCTTGGCCTGGGCTTGTGTAGGCGCAAAGTATCCGTAGCGCAAAGGCGATGATTTCAACCCTTTGCGCGTATGGGTGTGGCATTTAAGGATTAGATCCTGCAGACATCCGAAGCTCTTGCCGCCCCTTCGATGCACCACTAAGCAGGCCCTGTCCTCTGTCCGTTGTAGGTATGGTCTAACCCAGTTCCGAGGCTTCAGCGTTAGTCTAGTCTTGTTCGTCGCCATATGCGGTCATAAAATCGTTGCGAATATCGCTAACACTAAGTTTCTGGAAATGATCCGCGCTCCAGCAAATGCCGAAGACGTTAATTTCTTTAGGAGTATCTGAAGCGATCATTACTATCATCCTCTCGCCCTCAGTAATCTCAGCAAATGAGGTGATGTTGTGGAAGCCTTCAGCCTCTAGGTAGCTCTCAACCTGCCCTAGCTTCTCGACCTCTTCAAATTTAAGATTACTCATCCTCTCCTCCGATCACGATCTCAATCTCTCCTGATACCTCTACGGAGTGATCGTGCTTGTCTCTCCAGTCGTTTCTGAACCGGTTCTTCATTTGGAATATGTAGCTAGTTGGATTAAAACCATCAATCCCCCCGAAGGTTGCCGTTCTACCCTGTTTTTCCCACCAAGCTAGGCTTTCCTCCTCAGCCCTTTTTATGGCGTCGGAAAACTCTGGCTTACTTTTACTCCACTCAAGCAATGTATCGCGACAGACGCCAAGCTGTGAGGCAATCTCAGCCTTTCCCATTCCAGCTTTACCGCAATCAACTACAGTCTCACAGAACTCTGGTTTGTATTTTGTTGGACGCCCTCCTGCCATGCTTTTAAATATAAACAAAAAAACCGGCCTGAGCAACTTAATACTCAGACCGGCTGATACACACTAATAATATGAATTAAACACAAAGCAGCAAGCTGCTGCCGAGGTTGTATCTAATCCTCACATATCGTCAAGGGGTTTTTACGGTTGTCCTCCGGCCCACGCCATGAGGACTAGAATGGCTACAAATATAGCTGACTGGATAATTTCTTGGATGTTCATATTAATAAAATTTACTTACAGCTTCGATCATTACTTGAATGTCAGCAGGTTGCTCTAAAGGCAAAACCCATTGATCAGTATCATAATCACGATATATGTAATCAGTGTCCCAGATCTCTTCATCCACCCAGCAGAACCTTTTATGTGGAAGGTGACCTGTAAGAAACTGAACTGCTTCCGCCCTGTCTTCAAACTCATACCATTCATTAAGCGGTGATGAGCCTAACGTGGCGGCATAGTGTAACTTGGTATCATCGACCTTATACCATTCTGGTTTGTGTGCTTGTTGAGCGTAATTCATAATATATGTGCCTGTTAAAGGTTACAGTGAGACTGACATATGCTCTTCAAGATCGCCTGTCTCGTTAAGTGTCTCAACGATTGGCCCATATTTATCAGCGTCTAGATACAATATTGTCGATTTTTGAGTCTTGTGGGTGACCCAGCATAGTTTTGTCTCGGGATGATAACAAACTTTGTCCCAGAGATTGGCGTAACCCAAAGTCTTCTCTAGGTTAGCTAGTTCGATAAAAGCAACTTCAATTGGTAATGTTTTCTTGGTCATGTCGGAGGGACAATCGCACACCTACAAACCAAGCACAAGCATATTTTAAACTTTTTTAGTTTTTTATTCTGAGGCATGATTACCTTTGCTTAAAATATCCCATGCAAGCGCTGCCACTGCTGGAACTTGGCCGTTTCCAATGGCTTTGAGCCTGCCGACTCGGTTTTTAATGCCTGTGGCAACACGGGGGATTTTCGCTTGTTTGCTCCCGCCGTTCATTGCCACTTGATCACTCAATGCTGTTTGAATTGGCTCCCCTGTTGTTTTGCTGTGTGGTTTGCTAATTCCATCCCAAGCCGTGCCGTCTGAATTTACAATTTCGCCGCTTTTAGTTGTTTTGTTTGCGCTAGGAGTTGCCCACGTTTGCTTTGAATCCTCATCAGCAGGATCGTCCGACCAGTCGCGCCAGTCTAGCTCGGTGATAGCCTCCATGCTAGTCCAGCCGATTGGCCAACCCATGAGCCACTCGACCCATGAGGGGTTGAGTTGGCCTGTGGGTGCTGATTGCTTTACTTGATTCGGCAAGTCGTTTTCCTCACCCTTCATGCTTCGACCGCTTGGGCCTTTCCAGTCTCTGGCTTGAGGCGTTGACCATGATTTTTGATCATAAGCAACAGCATTCGGCAATTGATCCATGCGAGACTTGCCATCATTGCGAGTCAAACCTTCGACTGCGTTTGCCCCTTTGTAATCTCTAGTGCATGGCGTTGGCCATGTTACTTTTCCCACCACGGTTTCTAGGTTTGGAAACCTACTAGGGTCATTCGCTGATTCTGGTGTTATGGTTGCGGCCATTGCGCTACAACTCCTTGGTGTGGGCCACGATCCAGATCCTGTCCCTTTTATGGGGAGCGGAGCAGTTATGCGCTCCCACAATACCCCATTTAGCATCATACCCCATTTCGGCAAGATCACTGAGGACGGTTGTAAGTCCTCGTCCCACAAGCATTGGTGAGTTTTCCACGTATGCGTATCGAGGTCGAATTTCTCCAATGATTCGCGCCATGTGTTTCCACATGGATGACCGCTCACCTTCGATTCCTTCGCCCTTCCCGGCGCAACTGATGTCTTGGCAGGGAAAGCCTCCAGAAACGACGTCAACACGGCCTCGCCATGGTCTTCCGTCAAAGGTTTGAACGTCATCCCAGACTGGGAAAGCTGGCAATGTTTTGTCGTTTTGGCGGGCAACCAAGACGCTTGCGGGGTATGCTTCCCATTCCACAGCGCACACCGTGCGCCATCCAAGGAGATGTCCTCCGAGTATTCCTCCACCAGCGCCTGCGAATAAAGCCAACTCATTCATTAAAACCAGGTTAACTTGTCTTGAGTAAGCGCGTATCCTTGGCCGTGGCCTAGATCAATAATGTTTTCTTCACGCACTAGCTGCTCCTTTGATGCCCACCCGATAAAATCAACATCTAGGTCTCCAACTATTCCTAAAATATAAATATCAACATCAGGATTAACTTTCAGCGTAGATAGTAGCCTGCCAGTTTTGTAGGTAGTTGATTTAATATCATACCGCTTACCATTGAGGATGCCGTCAGCGCTACCGCTTCTAGGTGTTAAACCAAGGTCTGGGAAAGTGTTGTAGCGTTTAGCAAATGCGTATTCTGCCATCACGCCCAAAACGTCTGCACTAGCGCCGTCCTGTGTCCCAACCTTGGCATCTTTGACGCCTGAGTTTCTAGCAATCAGAGACCGCATTCTGCCTAAAATTTGACAGATTGCGATCTCGTCAGGGTTTAGTTCAACTTTTATAACGCTTAAAAGTTAAGTTCTTTTATAAGACCTCCCTCAATAGGGTCTTCGGGGCTTTCGATTTCTAAATATCGAATATCCATCCAAGACTTCGGGATACGAAGAGGCTTAATGTTTTCCGGCTCTCCAATCGTGCAATCAATATCTAACCATGCTTGCCTTAGTGATTTAGCTTGAACTAAAGCATACCTAGCTCCGTTTGCATCTTTCCCCCAATCAATTATGTAAGTTGTCATGTCTCTCTTCTAGTTTGGTTTTAGAACGGGATCTCGTCACCATCAGCAGCGCTGGCGTCTAGTGCCGCTGCCTTGGCCTTATAAGCCTCGCCAGGATCGTTTGTAGCCGGTAAAGCGCTTTCGATTCGCCACGCGACAAGGTTATTGAAAAACCTACCGTCATGCTCTCGGCCACGGATGTTAAAATGAACCGTGATTTCGTCGCCGACTTTTGCCTCGTCGATCTCCTTGATCCGATCCTTGACCAGCTCCAACTTAATAAATTGGTCAAATTTTCCGTCATCCACCTTCACCACAAACTCACGCTTGGTGAATCCAGAGTTAAATGTCTGCGTATCCCCCAGAACGTGGAGGCTTCCTGTTAGTTTCATGCTTTCGCTCATTTTTTATTTTGGTTATTGATTCGCCTAGCCAATTCTGCTGGATCGTAATCCGGCGCTGCCGCTAAGCATGGGCAGTCTGAAGTATTTCTGACGCAATAAGAAAAGGTCGCGCCTGGGTCATATCGAAATCGTGGGTATCCATCACATTTAACGCAAGGTTTTAACGAGGCATAAGCCTCCCTGATCTCTCTATCCACGTTTTATATGATGAGTTAACCTAGCGACTTGTCCATCAGAATTGTGATGAATAAACGCTTCCACACAACGAGGAACTCCCACATATCCCTTTTTGTGATGCCATGAATCAGTGCCGGATGGCGATCTTATATGTTCAGCAGTCACTCCTATGTAATCTTTGGCACTCTGCCATGGTCCGGGCCATTTAGTTACAGATCGGTGATGCAGGTGATGTAAGTAAATCGTCCTGTGCTTAGTCGCTGCCCACATCTCAGGCTCCTCTTGGGCCATGAGCAATGGCGTATCTGCCAATTTCGCTCCATCCCCGTGGCTAAATCCGAGCATATTTGATCCGAATTGGACGTATTTGCGATGATTTACCGAAATATCAAACGTCACGTTTTTGCTTTTTCGGAAATAAGCTTTGAGCGTTTGGGCGAGCATCCAACCCGCGACGTAATCGTGATTACTGGGGCAATGAATGACCGTTACGTTAGCGTATGGTAGCAGCCTCTCAATCGCCCTAACCATGAGATCTTTACATTGAATAAACGATTGCCACCAAAGACCATCCATGTCTTGAGGCGTTCCGGCGCTCGTGACTGGGCGCTGGCTGTCAATGTGCAGACAGTCGTTCCCGATCACCATGTAAACCTGGTCGATCTCCCAGCCTTGCGACATCCGCAGCAAGTCATCGATCCCGCGATCTACACAAGCTACGGCCTCCTTCACGTTATAGTTGCTGCCGGTTTCTTCCTCAACAGCTAGCTTACCAACGTGGATGTCCGATGGATCAAGTATTAGGCAGTGGGCATCTTTGATTTTCTTGCGTTTGAACGCTTTGAACTTTGGCGAGTATTTCCTGAGATCGGCCAGAACCGGCTCAAATAGCTCATCTAGGCTAAGGTTCTCAGCTTTGGAGAAAAGGCTGATGCGCTTTGATTTATACCAGAAATGCTTAACCGAGCTTGGCGATATGCCGGCCTCATCGCACTCTTCCATAAGCGCTGTCATTGCGCCGCCAGGATCTCAGGCGTTTTAACACCTGCATCTCATCTTCGGTTAATCTTGGTCTAGGCATGAGTAAGTTCCATAATGTTAATATGTCCAAACCTTTTAGTGGCATGGAGGACAGTCCCGTGGTCTCTCTTTCTAAAGATTTCTGCTATCTTTGTTGTTGAAAATGTTGTGTGTCTTCTAATTAACGCCATCGCAATCATGCGCGGGTGAGCTATTCTGTTAGTTCGCGTATTGCTTAAGATTTCTTTACTAGTCAAGCTATATTTATCGCAGACACAATGTATGATGGCTGTCGCGGTATCGATATTTTCCTGATCGCTCATTTATTTCGGTAGGATTTCCAGTTACAATTCACCACTCCACCGGTCTCCTCGGCTCTTGACCAAATAGATCTTCCGACCGCTGCCGCTGCCTCATTCGGTTTGTGATTCGTAATGATGACGGTCGCTAAAAGGTTGTCGTAGCGATGGTCAATAAGGTTAGTTAGCGTTCTCTTGCTCCCAGTCAGTTCCTGCCAGCTCGGACCATTCGTCTAGAATGAGCAGTGAGACCTTCTTGGCCTGCTGGAGAGTGTCACGGGCTGTTCCTTTCTGCTGCCTATCATCTCCAAATTGCTGCCGGATTGTCTCTAAAAGATCATGCGTCTTGAAATATCGACTACCTTTATCTTTTTTAGCTGCCATTTCAGCCCACTTTGTAGCGATTTGAGTTTTACCTGGACCTCGGTCACCGCAAAGAATGAGCAGGCAATCACCGCCTATTACTCGCTCCTCAAGCTCCAGCGCTTTCCCTAGCCCATCGCCGTGCATCTGCATTAGATTTGCAATGTGGCGAGCAGGAAAACCCCACTTTGCTAGCCAGATTTTTATCTCATTATAGTTCAGCGACATAGATTCCATTTCCTTCCGTTGTTGATAGCTGTTGCGCTTTATCAGCTTTTCCAAAGCTGCTTGGTTTTTTGTAAGCAAAAGCGTTGCGAGCTTTGTTTTTCCAGTTCTTGATTTTTTTACCATTCCCGTCATGCCAATTTGAAAGGACATATGTCTCGTATTGAAGTGATGCTGCTCGCTTCGATCTATTTTCAGTCCATTCTGGATTAATTTTAGGAAGTGAATTAACAAGGTAATCGGTAAACTCATTTAAATCGGGTTCAACAAACTCCTCTTTAGTAGTACTCTTACTCTTCTCTTTTCTTCTCTTCTCTGCTAACGTTTGACTAACGCTGTCACCGTTACCTTCTGCGTTATCTTTACTCTTCTTTTTAGCTACTCGTTTAGCTGTTAAAGCCCGTGTTTTCGACGTTTGCCCGTTGTGTCGCTCAAAATTAGGTAGAAACATATCATTACCATCAATAACCAACCAGCCCACCTTTACCATAGCCTCACTGAAGCCGGTAACGCCCGAGTAACGATCTAGTAACGCTCGCACCGTTAGCGGAGCGTTACCTTTTTCTGACTGATCATCAAACCAGTTCCAGACTCTTAAAAGTTTTCCAATGACTGCATCTGGATCAATGCCCAGCTCTCCTGCCATTTCAAATACCTCCGGCTTATCTAGTGTAGCCTTTTCAAATTTTATCCAATCTCCTGCCATGTTTTTATGTGTTTTGTGTTTTCGCGATCTCCGCCAGCATCTGGCCGGCGTTGTGGATTACGCATATTTGACCTTTCCAGGTCGAGTGAAGCTCCTGTTGAGCTTTAGTTAATTTACGGGCGCTGGGAGGCTTGGAGCCGTCCTTGATCTCAAACAGGTAGTTAAACCCATTTAAGCCCACAAGGATGTCAGGAATGCCCTCTGCCCGCGCCCGATAAATCAAATACGCTAGCCTCGGGCAGAAGCTCCTTAAACTCCGCAACCACCTTCTGAGTGATTGGCGTCTACCCGTTTAGGCGTAGCGCGTCATACTGTTTCTATAGTGTTTGCTAGATCTTTAGCGTAAGGGTGTAGGGTAAGATCCTAATTTTCTAGGCTCGCCAAACTTTGTCGATTTTATCAGCTCCTTGCGAAGAAGGTTCTTTTTAGCAAGATGGCTGAACAGCAGTGTTAATACATCCACGGGTCGTTCCGATTACCGCAGCTAAATCTTCTGTTGAGATACCAGGTTCGCAGACTGTCGCTAAAACCAAAGACTTTCGGTAATATGTTGAAACACCTGCTCGCCTCCACCTTTCGGATTCAACTAGGTTTTTCATTGCAATAGTCATCGAATTACCACCTTTCCGAACAAAGCTTCTTTTACGTTTTTGGAAATTTCGCGGTATTCTGGGATGAAATCATCCTGAGCGCGTGAGACTACTTCCGTAAACTCGTCAGCTTTGACTTTAACAATTAAAGGATTTACTCCACGGTAATAACTCATAAACCACCACGTCTTGATTCCCGTGATAGCCATGCTCCAATGCACCTGTATTTTGTATTTTTTAGGCAAAACTCCCTGAATTAAATAATCGGTGTGTTCATCAATTCGGGGAGATTTTATTTCTAAGCCCATAGTGTATTCACCATTTTCATCCATAATCAATCCATCAGGGCTGCATCCGATAATCTTATCGTCACGGGTAACAAACCCAACCTCAGTGACCTGGTAGCCCATCATTGACTCAAAAAGCTCTCTGGCTGGGCCTTCATTTTCATGACCCCTATCAGTGTCAGCGTTCCCCATAAATTTATAAGGATCATCAGCATAACATTCTCTCGCAATTTGCTGAGCATACTTTAACCTGCTAGCTGATAGCTTACCGGTAGGAGTCAGGATATTACTAGCCTGAGAAGCCGTAGCCCGTCCAAGTCTAACTTTCTCCCAAGCTTCCGAGCCTTGTTTAATGTCGTCATGCACGATCATTTAGTTACCTCCTGACTAAAAAGATCTTCTGTATCAGGCTCGCTCTCGGTCTCAACAATATCCTCAAAAGGATTTACCGCAATTTCTCGTATTCCTGTAACCGGCTTGACCGGCGTTACGTCACGGAACCCAGCGATGTCGCGTCCTTCATCTTCATCATGGATACCGCCAAACCCAAAGGCTACGCGCCCACATTGAATGATCGATTTCCATTTAAGCATCCGGCGAGGATGTTGTTTCCAAGGCTCAGTGTTTCTCTTGACCTCTTCTAGGTATTCCCGATGCGTGGTAGGATGCTCACGATCCTTCCGGTGTATCTTGATTTCACACCAAGACCCATCCTCGGCCCACTCCTCGCTCATCCCGTTCATTTGCGGATGGTCGTTAATAATCCGAAGCCAGCCGTCAATAGAGACGATTGGAACAATTTCACCGCCCTTACCAGGAAAAGCGTAAAGCTCTTTGAGTAAAGGGTTTAAGCCGTAGGTATTAGCTACGATCACAAGGCTAGCAAACTGCTCATCGTTCTTGCAGCTCTTAAAAGCTGTAGCCTTTAAAATCTCAGCAGTGCGTTTTGAATTGCTGCCCAATCGCTCTGCAAGCTCTTGTAAAGCATTGCCCTTCTTTTGTTGTGTTATTTCGTTCATGTCGTTAAATGGAATATTTTGAAACGTGTTTTCCGTTCACGCTTATTCGCTCTGATTTTACTGGATGCCCTTCGCGGCGTAGGTCTAAAACCCTTGCGGCAAGACGGGTGCATCCAAATTTTTTAAATGCCCCAAGTGTAGTGAGGCTTCCACCGTTTTCTAAATGCGCTAATATCTGACGCTTTTGTGTTTTGGTTTTCATAGTCCAAGGTTCTTTCTAGCTTGCGCGTAGGCGGCTTCTCGCGCCGCTTTGTATTCCTGGCTCTCATTAGCCCTGATTCGGGCCACTCCAGCTTCTATGGCGTCCCAGCGCTCACTAGGAGCGTATCTGGCTTTTCGTTCCTCGTCTTTAATAAGCGCGGCCTTTTTACTCTCTTCGTAAATGTCCATTAGTATGTCCTTTGTTTTGCGTTTAAAGCAATGTTGATTGCCTCAATACGCTCGTTTACTTCATATTGATCCAGCTCGTAGTATCCTCCGATCAGAAGCTCCTTAAGTTCAAGAAGCTCAAAGTTCGGCTTCAGATACAACTTATAAGCCATCTCTTGAATGCGAGCCTTCTCAACAGCGCGAGACGAGGCGAACACCCACATCACTAGCGTCGTTAAGCAAAGAAAGATCGCAAATCCAATCATAAGCTCTTTCATTTTCTTGCTCCTTTTAATGCTTTGCTAAGCAGGTTCTGGACTAAGTCTTTAAGGCTTACTCCCTTTGTAACGGCAAGCACCTTAAGTGCCTGGTGTGTCTCTTGGTCAACTTGTATTAGTTTCATTTTTTTAGGTCAGCCTTGCGCTGATAAATGAAACGTAGTCAAAAATAGAACCGAGTCAAATATATTTCTTAAATTATTTTAATTGCGTGTTTTACGCCAAGTAATCGACTAGAGCATCGCAGTAGATCTGAGCTAGCTCTGACTCCATGCCGTCAAATAAAACCCACTCCTTGGCATTGCTAGCAAAGAACGGCTCCAGTATAGCGGCAGGTGGCTTTGTCTTTGATAAGAACCTGTAACCTCTACCTCCTTGGCTAATCGCCTTAACGCCTCTATCCTTCTGACCTGGCACAACCTCCGAGTGGATTTTACGAAATGCCTCTGCTAATTTCTGTCCCTCTTTACTTCCGGCGCAATACAGATATTCAAACCCGTTAGCACTAGGGACTATGACAATTAAAATGAAGTTCAATCACGCAATCAAACCCCCAAGATTGTTCAGCTAAATACGAGCAGGATTTGTGATAGCTTTTAAATGGAGTCTCGGAAATAACTGTTGATGATATAGAACGCTCTGTAAGCTTCTCTCGTAGCTTTTCAGCCACGTATTGATTATAAGCCCACTCACTGACGTTGCCTCGGCTCACAGCGCCTTTATCGCCCATTCTAGAGTGGCCCACACAAATCAATACCTTCTTGATCCTCGGCTTTGGTTTGCGCGAGAAAATAGCTATTAGCTTTTCAAATATTGATTTCATTTCTGTCCGGTAATTAATGCACGTTGCCAGACATACTGACTATAATACTTCTGGCCTCTACCGATCATCGAAACCTCTTGAAATGTATAAAGCCGGCCATCAGTCAGAGTTATCACCGGAGGATCGTAGCTGCTCGCGTTTAATTCTTCTTGAGAGGCGCTCAATCCGCAAGACGGAAGCAGCATCCCCAACGCTAGCCAGCTTATCAATTTCGTCTTCCAGGTCATCAATATATCTCCTCAGTTTTAAGTTTGTATAAGCGACATAGGCTTGAAGCGCTGCTGTCAAAAGCTTCATCATTCGCCTTTTTTAAACCTCCGCCATTGGTTTATCAAAGAAAGTATTCCGATTAGCAGGGCTATGACCGCCGAAATAAATCCAACAGCCATTTCAAAGTAGTCAAAATAGGCCGAGATCGCTGACCATGAGCTGGCTATCATTCCTGTGATCGGGTGTGTTAAATGGTTATTCATTATTCCAGCTCGTCTTCAGGCTCAGGCTTGATCGCCAGGAACTCTAACTGAGTAAGCTCTTGAACACCCTCGGCATCTTCAAGCATCGCGTCATCGTTAGCGGTGAATCTCCAGCAGTCGATGGCTATAAGTCGCCCTGAGCCGTCGGTGGCTTCAGCAAGGCTAGCAACAGGTGGTAGTCCGGTGAGTGTTGTGCCTTGTTTGTTAGGATAGCCACGGTCAGCATCTACTGCGCTAACAAGTCCCGTGTAGAGTTCGTCGGGTTTGACGACGTAATAACGAAACCCAGTGTCAGCTCGTGACTGTTCGATTTCTGTGAGTGGTTCTTGTTGTTCGTCCATTAGTCTATCAGTTCAAGTTCGTCGAGAAGCTCAAGGTCTTCTTCGATAGGCGGCTCCCAGCGTAACCTTTGCAGATACGTGTCTAGGTCGATTTCCTGAATGCCCTCTAGGTCAAAGTCGTCGGTCTCAAGGATGCCACTGCGCTTAACACAATAGAGTCTGTCGCTGTTGGTCTCAGGGTCGAGAAAGGTGTTATCCCAAAGTGCTAACCACCTGTCAGTGCCGTTGCCGTCTGGTAGACCTCGGGCTTCGTTTCCGGCGGTCGTGAGCTGCTCGTAGGATGCTTCGTTGCTGAACCGGAAGAATCTATGGGTTTCGTCTGTCATTACTTAAAGTGTTACGTTGTTAACAATGATGCTCCAGCCCTTGGCCTTGAGTGAGTCCACTGCGGTGTTCGTCGCGGCACTGAGCGCCGTTCCATCATAGTCAATATCTATTCCGCTGTCTTGTAGTGGATTGCCTGTGGATGTGCCGTCGTCTGTCCCGTGCTGGTTTGATGCATCTATGCTGACCAGTATATTTTCCACGCTGATTGCGGTGAGTGATGTACAGCCGTCCCATGTGCCATTAAAGATTCCGGTGGAAATAATTGATGGATTCCAGTTATCAAACAAGCCTTCGGCAAAATCTGTAAGTGCGCTGCATCCTAACCAAGCGAACCCTAAAGTTTCTGATTTTATCACGGGTGTCGAAAAACTAGATAAAGAAGAGCATTGATACCAAGCGTAACTTATATCTAAAGCAGCGGGCAAGGGCGTGCTAAAACTAGTTATTGGATCGCCAAGCCATGTCGCATGGAAATTATTACCTTTACTTAAATCGATGTCGTTAGGGAAACTTGTAAGTCCAGTGTTTCGCCATGCAGCCGTAAAGTTCACATTGCTCGCCGAAGTTCCTAGCTTTGCGCCGCTTGGAAATGATGTAAGGGCCGAGCAATCCCGCCATGCGCTGTTAAAGTCAGTGCAGCTCTTGATGTCTACCGCTCCAAATGAACTTAGTGATGTAGCTTGATACCACGCAAAGGTCACTGTATTTGTAGAGGGTAAATTTGTATTAAAACTGGTCAATCCGGTGTTACGCCAAGCCTGAGAAACGTTTAAAACTAGCGGCAATGAATCTAAATTGAACTCAGCTAAAGCTGAACAGTAACCCCATGCGACACTTACTGAAGTCGCTGTAGGCAACGGTGTGCTAAACGACGTAATACCACTAGAGTTCCATGCGTTATCAAATATTACGGTGCCTGTCGCCTCCGTGCCTAGCTTGGCGCCCGCCGGAAATTGTTGAAGTGAGGAGCAGTCTTGCCATGTTTGGGAAAAATTAGTACAGATTTCAGCATGTATCGCGCTGAATGAGGTGAGAGCGGTTTGGCCCTTAAAAGCTTTAATTAAATTTAATGCATTTTGAAAACTACTATGTCTAAATTCAACAATGTCTGTTCTATTATTCCACACTGACCCATAGCTGCCTGAAACCACTGAATCAGCCGCGCCTCGGTCAATCAGAAGCTTCCTTGCCGCCTCGATGTCAGCACCTGTCGCCGATTCTGGTAAAAGTAGCATACCAAAAGATTCTCCTACCCTCCGTGTAGTTCCAGCGTTACCCAAAAGATTCAGCTCAGTGACCGCATTTGCATTCACGCGATACGCAAAGGTTCCGAGTGACGTGCCTACGATTTGCCAGCCAGCTTGCCCTCCTGACAGTGGACTTGCAACCACAAGGTGGTCAGCGTTGTCGTTAAATGTAACCTTGTAGCCATCCCGTGTTGGTCGGTGGTTGACTACAGATTGGCTAACAGAAGCGTTAAGTGTGAGATCAGAACCAACAATATTACCGTTCCAGTAAGAAACAAAATCAGCAGGGTCAACGATAGGGAAAATCTGCGGGTCAAAGAAGTAGTAGCCAAAGCCGTCCTTTAGGTCAAACACGTTGTTCCTATTATTAATATAATTACGAACGTCGTCAGCTTGAGCGTCGGTGATGGTTGCAGGGAAGAGAGCGAGGTATTCTAGGTCGATGGCTGCGCTTAAAGAGCCGCTTGAGTGATTGTTAGCTATGCCGTAAGAAAACATTTCGGTGTTGCTTTCCGACAGCGTAGCTGAATAAGCATCGGCATTGTTTACTCGACTCTTTTGAAGTCCATCTGTGAATGACAATTCATGTAAAATGTCTCCTCGTTCATCGTCATACATTCCATCGTGCGCTTTTTGCCACGTATTGTTAGAACTATACCAGTATATATTATTCTCTGACTGATTCCTTGAACTAAATAAAATTGGAGTATTGTTTCCAGCGTTCAGCGTTTGAAAAACTCTAGTGTATTGCTCACCGCCGTCTCCAAGCACACTAAATGCCGCGAACATATAAGCGCCCTCTGTAATTGTCTGATTGAACAGGCCTTGAAGACCATCGTTAGTCCCATCGAACCGCAAGACAGGCTTCTTGATAACCGTGGCGGGGTCGTTGCCGGATTGGTTGATTGTTACCACTTGGCCGGAGTCGCATTTTATCTTGGTGTCCCCGTGGCGACCAATGGCCGTGAAGTCGATGTTGAGTTGCTCAGTGCCGCCGATAGATAACGTGGCTTTCTGGATGTATCCGTTTAGTGGAAGAATACTTGTTGAAAACTGACCGTTGAAAGAAAGGTGTGTAAAAGTTAAAGCCGAGCTACTAGCCCTTGACGCTATCACAGCATCGTTTTGTTTTAGGGTGATTGTTCCAGAAGTCCTTTCAATTTTAATATTTGAAACTCCCAAAGCTAAAGGTGAACTTAAAGAAGCACTAAAACCGCCAATGTAGAAAGAACCGTTATAAATTGCTAATCTATGGTCTCCGTTAGCTCCACTCACAAAGTGTAGATTAGTGCCACTAACTAAATAAACATCCATCTCTAACACGAAGTCATCGTTGGCTCCAATAGTCGGAAAGGTAACAGCCGGAGCGTTCCCAGTGGTGACCGGAAGATAACAATAGCCTTTACCATCAATCAGCGGCAACGCTTTAGGCTGGTTTAGGGCAACGTCTTGTTTCGCATCGCCGCCCTTTTGTGAACCCCGAGCCAAGTTGCGTAACACTGGGACGTTCTCAAGGAAGTCAGCGGTCGTCAGGGCTTCTGCTAGAACGTCACCAGATGTCGCTGGGCTGGTCAGTGTGGATAGATTGAGTGCCATTTGTTATAGAGAGTCTGAGTGATAAGGCCAAAAGAGGATTCTGCGATAGTGACCATTAAAATTATTTGAGTATCCAAAGCCTATTTTTAAAATGTCAGCTCCTGCCCATTGTGTGTTAATAGTGTCTGTATCTAAAGCCGAGCCGTCTAAAGATGAACTTCGGTTTGACGTGTTAAAAGTCACGGCAGCGTTAAACAGTTGATTAGCTACAAGTCCATCGTGATGTGTAAAGCTACCTCCATCATACGTAGAGAGACGGTTCGGATTTGATTTGTAGAAAAATAACTTATTGCTATTTTGTCCCATCAAGACTGCACCGTTAAGTTCGGGAGTTCTATTCTGGGCTTGGATGAAAAATGTTCCCGCGCTTCCATTAAAGAAGTCACTAAAGTCACTGCCGGAAATCACAAGCTCGTCAGAGGCTCGTTGCGCGGTGGAACCTGATGTCGGTATGTAGCTTGTGCTTACGCTTCCGGTCTCTAGCTGTGCGCCCCAGATGTAGACTTCTTCGCCTGTGCTAAAACCGTTAAAGCCACCAAAAGAAATGCCCGTGTCCGCACTTGCGTCAGCCGTAGAGGTTAAAGTAAATCTTTGCCACTCATCGGTCACAGTGATGTTTTTATACCGTCCCCCCTCGCCTTCATTTTGAGGGAATCCCGGAGAACCTAATCCTATAGTAGTTTCCAGCGAACCGCTTATTGTTTTTAGATAGAAAGAAAGTGAATATGTTGTACCAGAAGCGACCGTGAACGCATTGAAGATGCTACTATTAGCAGAATCAGCTACTAACTTTGACGCATTCATGGAGCCATCAGG